ACCCGACGATCCGCGCGGTAAAGGGGCCGGGACCGAACCGGTCGGACACTTGTGCAACTTCGACGCGATAGGCCGCCCCGCCATGATCGGCGGCAATCAGGCTCGCGGGATAATGCCAAACCGGCGCGTCCAATGTCACGCTGCGGCGGATGATCCCGTCACGGATCACGCGGAGCTGATAACTTTCCACCGCCTCGCCCAACGGCACATCCGCGTCGCCCCAAAGATCGCCGTCAATCCGGCTGCACCTGATCCATGACAGATGCAGCCCGTCCGCCGCCTGCCGCGTGCGCAGATGCGCCACCGGATAGGGCCGCAGCCCGTTGCCTTGGAACGCCGCGACGGTATAGCGGAAACTGGGATCACCCAAGGGCCGCTTGGCCGGGCCATAGCGGAAATGGCGCGCCGCACCGCGCGCAGAAGACGCCAGCACCAGCTGGTCAACACGGGTGTCGAGCACTACAACGCGTGACCCCGCAGGCCACAGATCCGGCATGATCCCGCGACTGCCCGCCTGCCCGCGCAAAAGCCCGCGCAACCGGAACGCGCCCGCACCCAAAGGCGTGGCATCACGGAATTGCAGCACTTCCCACGCGTCAGGCGATCCGTCACCGATGGCCAGCAGGTTCGCCCCCGCCAGCACCGCCTGCGCCGTGGCACTGCCCAGCGCGCCGGTCAGCAACCGCACATCAAACCCCGCCTGCCGGTCCCACAGCCCCGCCCGCCCGCGCGGCAGGGGCGTCAGCGTCTCGCCCATGCCGGCGGGATCGCGGATAATGTCCTGCAAGGCATAATCGCTGTCCTGCGCGGCACCATAAACCGCCACCGACCCCGGCCAAGGTGCGCCCGCCACCGCCAGATGCGGCGCATGGGGGATTTCATCGCCGCGCAGCAAGGGCAGATCAAGAAACAGCAATTCCACCGGCACGGGGGCGGCAAAGGGTTTCAGCACGGCGGCCTGATCCTCGGACCGGACAGGCTGATAGGTGCTGGCGCTGATCCGCGTGGCGTCAACCAATTGCAGACCCGCATCTTCAATCCGGTCGATGCGGTAATCCCCCGCATGCCCGGGCAGATCGACAGCAACCACATCGCCCGCCCCCACCGCACGCGAGGGCGGCAGCGCAAAGGTGATACTGTCGCGCGCAACCCGCGCCTCTTGCAGCCAGCGTGTCGCGATGGCGCGGCCTTCGGCACGGGTCAGCGCCAAGGGCAATTCATGCCGCGCCACGGCAAGGCTGGTCGCATCGGCATGGGCGGCATCGGCGGCGGCGGGTTCATAATCGCCATCGGCATCCAGATGCAACACCTGCACGCGCTGTGCGGTCTCTGACGCAGGCGCGCGGGTCAGCGACCATGCCTGATCCTGTTCGGGGTCAAGCGCCAGATCGGCCAATCCCAGCTGCGCGCTGATCCGTGCCGTGCGATTGCGGAAAATCAGCGTGCCACCCTGCTCGACCGCATCAAACCCGTAGGCCAGCATCAAGGGCTGCAAGGCCGCCCGCCCGCTGGCCGCATGATCCAGCAGATAGCCGCGCACGATGCCAAACAGCCGCGAGACATCATAGGCCACAATCCCCGCAGCCTCGCAAATCGCCGCGACAACCGAGGCCAGCGGCAGGTTGGTCGCCCGCCCGCCCAACCAATGCCCGCGCGCGTAATTGCCCGCATCGGCCCACAGGGTGCGATTGGCCGGAAAGAACGGATAGGGCCGCGCATCCCATGCCCAGACATGCATCCGGCCTGTATCGACCATCGGCCCACCATAGACGGACGAGACGGGATTATTGGCAGCGTCGGCATAATGCTGCGTCATCGCGCGCAGATATTGCATCTGCATCAGATCATCGCGCTGGCCGTTGGAATAATGCGGCAGGCCGGATTCCGATGATTTGGCATCCAGAAACTTGTTGGGCTGGTTGGCGCCTTTGTCGATGGCCGCACAGCCATATTCGGTAAACCAGACCGGTTTGGATTGCGGCACCCATGCGGTGGGGGTGGCACTGCGCAGGCCCCCCACGCGGTCATGATGCGGCTGGCCCCACCAATTGACGATATCCTTGGTGCGCCAGATCCACGGCTCGCCCAGACCATCGGTGATGGGTTCACGGCGTTGGGCATCGCGGGCCTCTGGTGTGGGATAAAACCAGTCATAGCCTTCACCACCTGCGATATTGCCGCGCAGATAGGCCAGATCATGGATCGCGCCTGCGCTGGCATCGGCATGGGTATCGCCATCGCGCCAATCGGCCAGCGGCATGTAATTGTCGATCCCGATGAAATCCACGTTGGGGTCAGCCCAAAGCGGGTCAAGGTGAAAAATCTTGTCCGCCGTCCCTGCGGGCTGATACCCGTGATATTCCGACCAATCGGCGGCATAGCTGATCTTGCAATCCGGCCCGAGGATCGCGCGCACATCACCGGCCAGCGCGCGCAGGGCCGCCACCGCCGGAAAGCTGCCATCACTGCTGCGCACCTGCGTCAGCCCGCGCATTTCCGAGCCGATACAAAAAGCATCGACCCCGCCCGCCGCCGCACATAGATGCGCGTAATGCAAAATGAACCGCCGGTAGCCGCCATTGGCGGGGCCGGTGTAATCGACCCGTGTGCCTTGGACGCTGAAATGCGCAGGTTGCGCTGCGCCCATGAACGCCGCCACCTCGGCCGCCGCTGTCGCTGTGCCATTGCCCGCCGCCGTGATCCGCCCGCGCCATGGCAAGGCGGGCTGGCCGATGTCGCCGGTCCACGGATCGGGCAGATCGTTTCCCGCCAGCTGTTCCATCAGGATGAACGGATAAAATACCGCTGCAATGCCGCGCGCGCGCTGGTCGATGATTGCCTGCACCACCGCCGCATCCGCAGGCGTGCCGCCATAAACCGGCGCGCCTGCGTCAAAGGCCACACGCGGGGCTGTCGCCCGGGTCAGGCCCGACACGCGCCACGGCATCGCCTGTGCATCCACATCGTTCTGTTCGACCTTTGGCAGCACGGTGCAATCGCCGCAGCGCAGGTCATCGCCAAACCATGACACCACCAGCACCAAGGATGTGCAGGCAGGCAGATCACCTTGCAGCGCATCCATCGCATGGGTGTAATCGGTCTGGCCGGACGGCGCGTTCATATTCACCGCCACCTGTTCGCCAAAACGTGGCGACAGATACACAGGCTGCGTCGCCAGCCCGTATTCGCCGGTGCCGGGGATCAGCGCCACGCCTTGCACGACAGCAGCAAGGCCCCCGTCCAGCCCGGCGCGGATCACCTCGAAGGTCAGTTGCGGAATGCGGTTGCCAAAGCCGCCCAGATCCAGATCCTCGATCACCACATAGGCGGTGCCGCGATAGGCGGGGACATGGCCTGCACCTTCGACGGCCTCCATCTTGGGGTCGGGGAATTGGTCGGCACTGCCGGTATAGACCCGCATGTTCAGATCATCGGGCGCGATTTCCACCCCATCGGCCCAGATCCGGCCCACACGGCTGATCGGCCCTTCGCACAAAGCCAAGGCAAAGCTGACACGGTAGCTGTAGGTCGTGGTCCTTGGCGCGGCGGGCGCGCCTTTGCCGCCGCCGGTCGTGGTGCTGGATTGGGTGAAATGGCTGGCCCAGATCACTTGGCCCCCCACCCGCATGCGGCCATAAACCTGCCCGATGTCGCCGCCTTCGGCGGCACCCGTCAGGCGAAAGCGGTCCACGCGGCCGGTGTCCACCGCAGCACTGCCCGCGCCCATCAGGCGCTGGTTGATGCGCGCGCCGATCATCGCACCCGCCGCACGGCCCGCCGCGGCCATCGACAGCCCCATGACGGTGCCACCCACCGAGCCGCCCAGCGCCATGCCCGCCGCCGCAAGAACAATCGTTGCCATATCAGATGATCCTTTGTGCAAAGAGGAAACGCGCCGCGATCCGGCGCGCCCAAGGTGCGCTCAGCGGGCTTTCGACAACGCCATGCCCACTATAGGCGTGAATGAACGCAGGGGCGGCGCCGGTGACTGACACCAGCCCCAGATGCTTGGCCACCCCGCCCGCGCGCATCCGAAACAACAGCACATCGCCCGCCGCCAGCGCCCCCGTGGCGGGCGGCATATGGCGCAGCGCGGCCTGCCACAGCCGTTCCTGCCCCTGCGGTTCGGACCAATCGGGCGTGTAGGCCGGAACCTGTTCCGGCTCTGCCCCATGCAATTCACGCCAAAGCCCGCGCAACAGGCCCAGACAATCGCAACCGACACCCTTGGCCGCCGCTTGGTGCAGATAGGGCGTACCGATCCAGTCCCGCGCGGCCAGTACCACGGGCGGCGTCATGGGTTGCGCCGGCTTTGGCCGGTCAGGTTGCTGTCGCTGCGCGGCACAGCGACCAGCCAATCATCGCCCGGGATATCGGGAAAGCCCTGAAAATTCAGCAGATTGGCAAATTTCACGCGGCAGGTCACAGCCGCCTTGTCGCAGCCCGCGGTCAGGGTCAACATATCCGCCACGCCAATGCCTGCGCGGATCGGGTCCCACAGCGTAATCTCGCGTACCGCGTCCAACAGCCGGTCGGATTTCACCACCCCCGACAGGCCAGCGGCAGGGCCGGTGGTGACCTGCAATTGCCCCGCCTCAAACCAGCCATCGTTGAACATGGCCTGCCCCGCAAAACGGAACACACGGTTATCTTGCACCGCGACAGGCTGTGCGCTGAACCGGTAGGCCGGATCATCCAGCGCGAACCGGCAACGCGCATCGCCCAACACAGCGGAGCATTGCGTCAGATATGACCGCCCCTGCGGCTGGTTCAGCATCTCGGTCAGCCCGCGGAGTTCGGCCTGAAAGCCACCTTTGGCGCGGGTGATCTCGCCCAGGATGCCCGCAAATTGCAGTGCGCGGTCGGCCAGCGCATCCCAGCGCACCTGCCAGATGCGCACCATGGCCCCGTCATAGCGGCCCGCGGTGATATCGGCCTCAGATATCGCATCCGACGACAGCGCGCCCAGCGCCTCGGTATTGTTCACCGACAGCCCCGTGGTGCTGGACAAGGCGCGCGCAGACAGACCCGTGTCAGGGGCAAAGCGGATACCGTCAAAGCTCAGCGGCAGATCATGGTCGGTGAACCCCAAGGTCACCCCGTCAAGACGGGTGACGGCCCAGCAATGGCAGGTCTGCGTCGCGCCACCTGCCAGATGTGCGGCAAGCCCGGTCATATCCGCACCTCGATCACCGGCACGTCGGGGGCCTCGCCCGCCTGAAAGCGCGACATGGATGTGCGGATCGTATCGGTGGCAAAACGCACCGGCACGTCAAATTCGAACGCCGCCCTGATTTGCGCGCCAATGTCGGGCGGATCGGTGAAACTGACGATGCCGGTCGTGACATCGACGGTATAATCCACCCCTGCGACCATCGCATCACCCCCACGGCTGACACGGATCGTGCCTGCGACGGGTTTGGTGATGGGGCGGATATAGCTGGTCTCGCCCGACCGATAGGTCTTGGACAGCTGGAATTGCGTGGTCAGCTCGTCACCCAGACCGATCAACTGGTCCGGCCCTGCGGTATCCTGCGAGGGCAGGCAGGATTTGTAATCCGACCAGTCTTTCCAGCGAAAACCGATCAACTGGCCTTGGCGCGCCTCGAAAAACGCGATCAGCATCGCCAGATCGTCCAGCGCGCTCAGCCCCAGCCCCGCGTCATAACGCCTGCGCGCATGCGCCCAAGGCGTGTTGCGTTCCTCGTATCCATTGGCAAGGGTGACGACCTCGGTGCGCCGTTCCGGCCCGCCGGTGGCGCCGAATGACAGGTTGGCGGGAAATCTGATCTCGTGAAACATCGCGTTGTCCTTAGCTGTTGCGCTGGCTGCGCTGCATCGCGCGCGCCATCTGCTGTGCGATCTGCGACTGGCTGCGCTGGAACCCCTGCACATCGGGTGTGGTGATCTGCATGGTGACATGCACGCCACCGCCACCACCGCCGCGCACGCCCAGCCGCCCGTCAGGGCCGCGCGCCAGTGGCATGATCGCCTCTGGCCCCGCCTCGCCCATCAATCCGGTGCCGCCGCGCATCGGGAAAGTCGTAGGGCTGGACACGATCCCGCCCTTGGCAAAGGGCATCACGCGGCCTTGCGAAAACGGCGCACCATCGGCAAAGGGCATCAGGCCGGACACCAGGCTGTTCAGCCCCCCTGCCAGCATCCCGCCGAAATGGTCGGTCACAGGTTTCAGCGCGGCATTATAGACCGTGCCAGACATCGACCGGCCCAGACCGGCAAAGACATCCGACAGGGTCTTGCCATCCAGCACCAGCCCATCCAGCGCGCGGCGCAATCCGTTTGAGAACCCCCGTTCGAGATTGCCCAGATCGCGAGTCGTATCGTTCAGCGCGGTTTGCGTGCCGCGCAATTGCGCCTCAAAGGCCGCCGTGACAGCCGACACATCGCCAAGGCTGCGTTCCAGCGCGGAAATATAGCTGTCAAAGGCATCAAGCCGGTCAAGATCATTCATCTTCATCCCCTATTGGATCATCGGGAAAGGCGCGCGCCAGCGCATCCAGCCCCGCGCGCGTCATCGGCGCAGGCCCGGCCTGCGCGCCCAGCATCAATTGCAGTTCCGCAGGCGTCAGCGCCCAAAAGACGGCAGGCGACAGGCGCAAGCTGCAAAGCCCCGCGCGCATCAGCCCTGCCCAGTCCAGCGGTGTCATTGCGGCACCGTGAAGGCCCGCGCCAGCAGGCGCGCCGCCAGCCGCGCCGCACCCAGCGGCCCGCCGGGAAAATCCACCGCCAGCAGATCATCCGCCTGTCCGCGCCAGCCGCCGCCGCGCAGCCCTGCCACGATCACGGCCATCACGTCGCGGCTGGAAAACGCACCACATTCAAACCGCGCCACCAGATCGACCAGCGACCCGGTTTGCAGGGTCGTTTCCAGTTCTGCCAAAGCACCCAGCGTCAGCTTGGCCTCGATCACGCTGTCACCGATGGTGACGGCCACTTCACCCGCGAAAGGATTGGCCATCAGACCAGCGCCACGAATTGCAAGGCCCCGCCCGACGCCAGCGCGATTTCATAGCTCGCCTCGCCGTTATGGCTGCCTGCGTAATCAATGCCGGTGATCTGGAAAGCGCCTTGCAGCGTGCCGAAACCGGGGATGATGACCTGAAAATCCGGCATCAGCCCGCCAAAGAAAATCTGGCGCGCGCGCTCGTCCGTGGCGTCATCCTTGAACACGCCCGCGCCGGAAATCGCGGCGGTTTTCACCCCCGCACCGCCCAGCAATTCGCGCCAGCCCCCGGTGCTGTCAAGGCTGGTCACATCCACCGTTTCCGCATTCAGGCTGATGCGCGTCGCGCGCAGGCCGGCCAAGGTTTCAAACTGGCCATCGCCGGTCATGTCGATCTTGATCAGCAGGTCTTTTCCGTTCTGGGCCACCATCGGGGCTCTCCTTTATGATCGGGGTTAAATGTCGT